AGGTTGTCAGAACAAGGCACGGTTACACAATAATATGAAGTTTGACATTGATTTGACTGAGGAAACTCTTACCACAAAAGAGCTAACAGTAAAACAATACAAAGAAATGTTGAAGGCCATTTGGCCAGAAACTCCTCCACCTAAGATGGCCATGAGAGCTTTGGGGGAAATGTTTTCGGAACTAACAGATAAGCCAATTTCATATTTTTATGATCTCAACGTATTGGATGTATTTCTTTTTCTTTTATTTCTTCGAGTACAAGCGTTGGGAGGAGAATGTAAATTAACAATTGAGGATACTAAAAGCACTACTGTATCTTTAAACTTAATAAGGGCTCAACAGTCAGTAAGAGAAGTTTTAGACAACAAAGAATTATTTGACACAATCTGTTCAGAAGGAGTAGAAGTAAAATTAGGATTCCCTAAAATTAAAAACTTGCTCGAAAAAAAAGTTTTAGACGAAGACAATCATTTGCTGTTTTTAAAAGAAATGTCGATTCCAGCAAAAAATCAAAGTATTGAAATTTCGGATACAAGTTTGGCTAATAGCATTTTCAATACCCTTTCTCCTAAAATCTCTCAGCAAATTATTGAAAGAGCAAACAAAATAAAAGAAGAAATTAACAACATTAATTTTTTTGATGGGTATTCTTTAACTCAAACATTACCTTTTTTTTTGGCAATTGATTGTGTTTTGTGGTATGCTAAGTTATTTTTTTCTGAACCATTAAATGTGTTGTATGACAATTTATTTTATCTGGCTCACTTAGGAAATATAAATTTAGAGTATATAGAACGTTGCACCCCTGGAGAATATACATATCTTGTTAGCAAGCTTGAATTTACGTTAAAGTCTAAACAACAAAGCAGCGATAGTTCTTCTGAATCTTCTCCTGAAGATGGGCTTTCTGATGAAGAAGGATTAGAATAAGTCGTTTTCTTTTTTAAGCCTTCGGTATAATTAGAGACATGGAAAGCAAAAACAAAGAGTTTCTTGACCTTTTAAGCTCCGTTCTTAAAAGTCAAACATTTGACGTAACTTTTACAAACAGCAAAGTTGAAAAGTTTCGTCCTCTGTCAACTGCTCAATTAAAAAATTTAATTAAAACCATTGTTGACACTAGCATAACTCAAATACAATTTAATTCAGCAGTTACTTCTGTAATGAAAGAATGTTATGCTGGATCAGACTCAGCTGCTGTTGATAATTTTAATGTAATCGACAAAGTATGTTTTCTTATTGAAACTAGAATTCAATCAGTTTCTCCTTCTATTATGAACGGAACTATTAAAGTGAATTTACAAGAAGTTAAAACAAAATTGCTATCCGCAATTGAGGCAAACAAACAAATCTTAGCTGATCATGACATTGTCTCAGAAGGAGTCACTTTAACTATTGGAGTTCCAACTATTAAAACTGAACAGCAAGTGGATGAGGAAATTTATAAAAATCTTACTTTAAACGTTGAAGATCAAGAACAAGTTAGAAAAATGTTAGGAGAAGCTTTTGTAATAGAACTTACAAAAACAGTTAAAAAAATCAAAATTGAAGACAAAGAATTAGATTTAGCTTCTCTTTTCTTTAAAGAAAGACAAAAAGTAGTGGAAGGTTTGCCTGCTTCCGTCATTCAAGAGGTTATTAATTACGTAGAGAGTTACAAAAAAGTAATAAATACGAGTATTAGTGGAAACGAATGGGATCTTACTTTAGACGGTTCGTTATTTTCAATTCAGTAATAAATAATAGGCAGATAAATGGCTGCCAACGATGACAAACTAATTATCAGCAAGGAGCTTGCTGAAAAACTCAAAATTAACGAAAAGACGTTAGCTGAACAAATTGGCAACGTCATTTCTCCTGCCATTGTTAAACAGCTAGAAAAACTTTCTCAGCTTACTGTCGACAAACCTAAGGAAGACCCTTCCACAAAACCAAGTTTATTTTCCTCAAGTAAGCTTTTATCAAACATTCCATCATTTGTTCGTGGTTTGTTTTCTCGTTCTTCTGCTCAAAACGAAGAAGAACAAGAATCTCCGGAAGGACAAGATTCTGTTAAAACCGAATCAAAACCATCTCCAAAATCTGGATTAGTAGAAAAGTTGCTGTCAATGCTAACAAGCAAACCAGCAGAACAAACAAAACCCGAACAAAAAAGTCTTTTAGAAAAACAAGAAGTAATTGAAAAGCCAGTGACTGTTGGAAACTTTTCTGACTCAGCTCTCGAAAAGTTATCAGCAATTTTGCCAGACGCTGTCACAAAAGGAACGCAACATATCGCCGATAGTTTAGAAGAAATCCTTAAAAAATTCGACAAATTAATTGATGCAGTAAAAGATATGTCGGGAGAAGGAGGAAGTGGAGGAGGACTTTTAGATGATGTCATGGATTTTCTTCCTAGCAGAAAGGGACGAGCCCGTAGGGGAACGCTAGCAAGAAAAGCTAAAGCAAAAGCATTAAGAGCTAAGAGATCAGCTGGTCGAAAAATTAAAAATATCAAAACAGCTGCTGGAGCAAAAGTTAATACAGTTCTTAAAAAAACCGGAGTTGATAAAATTTTAGATAAAGTAAGAGGAAAATCATCCTCTCCTCTTCAGAAAGCTGGAAGCGTAGCTGATGATGTTAAACCAAGTGCTTTAGGAAAAGTAGCTTCTGTAGCTGATGATGTTAAACCAAGTGCTTTAGGAAAAGTAGCTTCAGTAGCTGATGATGTTAAACCAAGTGCTTTAGGAAAAGTAGCTTCTGTAGCTGATGATGTTAAACCAAGTGCTTTAGGAAAAGTAGCTTCTGTAGCTGATGATGTTGGGACAACATCAAGCAAAGCGATAAAAGCTATTCCTCCTACAACAGCAATAGAAAAAGTAGGAGGAACAGCAAGTAAAATGAAAAATATTGGTTCCGGCCTTGGTAAGGTAGGAGGAACAGCACTTAAGGGTCTTGGAGCAGCAGGAGCTGTGTTGGGAGCTGGATACGAATTTGCTAGTAGAAAAGAAGAAGGTCAAACTAATACCCAAGCTACGGTCGGAACAGCTGGAACAGCTGCAGGAGGAGCGTTGGGAGCTTGGGGAGGAGCCGCAGCTGGAGCTGCAATTGGAAGTGTGGTTCCTGTTGTAGGAACCGTAATAGGAGGAATAGCTGGAGGCCTTATTGGAGGATTTGGAGGAGCTTGGTTGGGAGGCAAAGGAGCAGACAAGCTCACTGGAGCAGAAGATACAGTTAAACAAAAAGCAGTAATAGATGAATGGAAAGCAAACATAGAAGCAGCTGATCCGGTTCTTGGCAAAGAATACGTTACTACATATGAGAAGTTGCCAGAAGACAAGAAAAAAGAAATTAATACAACTCTAGTAGTCAATTGGGAAGGTGATAGAGAATCTGCAGAAGATACAGTTAAAAGAAGACTACAAGAAGCAAATCCAAAATTAATATACGGAGACAAGATTCCTGCTGGAATGACTGAAACTGTAGACAAAGCAATATCCGCATCTCAAGAATCTAAACCAACAACTCCTCCGGTTGTTACTCCAAGCGACGACCTAGCTAAAAGGGCTGGGCTGATTAAAAAAGAAGACGACACCTATACCGATAAAGATGGTATACACTCTTATACTAAAAAAGATGGAAGGTTTTTCGATGAGTTTGGAGAAGACGTAACAAACGATTTAAGCAAAGAAGCAAAGTTATACGAACAAAGAGATGCTCTTAAGCAAGCTGGAGTAAAATCAGGAGCGTCTTTAGGGGAGGCTAAATCGAAACAAATACAGCAAAATAGAGAGAAGGTAAAAGAACTTGTTACGACACCTTCACAACAAAAAGAAATTCCTCAGTCTGTTAAATCTGTTATTGATCAGCCAGGCAAAGCATTAGATGCTCCAGTTTCATTTGGGTTAGAGGGAATGAAACCTGTGCAAGACGAAGGATTGGAACCTCCAGAAGTATCTGCTGATCCAGAATATCCACTTTCTCCTCAAAGTTCAGCTCCTGCTTTAAAATCAGGACCTAAAGCAGCTGTTTCTAATGTTATAAAAACGTTATCAACAGGCACCGTTGCTGCGGTTACTCCTGGTGTAGCTGCAGGAGTAGGAGCAAGTCTTGCTGGAAACAATTTGTTAGAAAAGAATGAAAGCAAACAAAAAGAGCTAGCTCCTGGACAGCAAGAAGCAATTTCTCCTCCTGCTCCGAGAGCGGAATTATCCTCTATTGCATCTGTCAAGCCCGAAAGTGTTTCTCCTTCAATTGCTAAAACTGCAGCAGCATCAGAAAAGGATGCAGGTAAAAGCGAGGGCCTATTGCAAACAATTGCTGAAAATACCAAAAAAACAAATGAACAGGTTGGCAGACTAGCAGATGCCTTTAGTGTTTTTTCTAAAATGTTGCCAGGAAGCATAGCTTCCATGTCTTCAAGATCTGATTCGACTCCAGTAGTTGTTTCTCCTAAGCAATCCGCTCCTCAAGGAGATAAATTAAGATCTACTCAGATTGCAAAAGCAGGCAACGCAATTATACATAATTTTCGCAGCGCCTTGGAAGGAACAAGGCAATTACCTGCTTGACTTTAACGACTAAGTAATTCTATGTCAACACCAGCAGGACCAGCTCTAACCCCCACAGGATCTCAGAACGGAGGTTTTGTCGGAGAACCAGCAAATCAAGCAACTGCTGGATCGGATCCAGGAAGTTTAGCTCGTAACTATGATGGAGGATCCCCCCAAACTCACGATGTTGTAAATAATTATGTATGGACGATGACAAACGTTCAAGGCAGAGAAGATATTCCTAAAATTGTTTTAAATGAACACAGATGTTTGGAATCAGTATTAATGAGACAAATGTCTTTTTATGCAATGGGAGCAGGAGCAGCGACAGTTAATAATACACTCCAAGCCGGCAAAAACACTTTTGCTGGAGCTGTAAACGCTGTTTCGGGTTTTTTTGGAGGAGGAAAAGTAATAGGGGATAATAAAACAGCAAATTCTTGGTTGGGAAATAAAAAGCTTCTTGATGTATACGAAGAAATTTTTCCAGATGCTCCTACAAACAACAGATACATCTTTCCATATTTCAGCAAAACAATGATGGAGTTGAATACATCTCAATGGGAACAAATTGATGACGCAGGAGATGTTGCTAGCGAACTTGCTGGAGGAGCTTCTGATTTTCTTAAAACGATGGGAGATACAGGGAAAGCGTTAGGAGGAAAAATAGATAGGATGAAAGCAATTGGAGGACTGGCATCAGGAGCAAATGAAGCGTTGTTAAAAAGTCAATATCCAGTCGTTGGCGTATTTGATAGACCAAGAGTATTTACGAGTCACGGCAATCGAAACGTAACGATCGAGTTTCCGTTGTATAATACCAAAAATGCCTTTGATTGGATTAAAAACAGAAATTTGTTATATAAAATAATGACCCAAAATCTTTACAACAAGAGAGATTACATTACAGGAAATCCTCCTGTTTTTTATAGAGTTTTAATTCCTGGACAATATTTTTCGTTTGCAAGTTGCCTCACAAATTTTAAGGTAGAAAACTTAGGAAACACAAGAATGGAATATGGTTCTTATATTGTGCCAGACGCTTATCAAGTTAGTATTACTTTAACAGAAATGGTAATGCCGAGCTTAAACCAATTTCAAGCAGTTACAACAGGAGAAGCCAACAATAGAGTAACAATAGGATAGAATAAATGAAACAAAAAGAAATAAATGATCTACCAATGCTCAGGACTGAACACTTTGAAAACATTTTTAATGTCTATCAAAATGAAGATAACATGTATTATTACAATTTGCTTCAAACGGTGGTTTTTCCAGAAGGCTTGCCAGAAACTCTTTTTAATACATACAACATAAGTTCCGGAGACACCTGGCCTTACATTTCATACAAGGTATACAATACTCCAAACTTGTGGTGGATTATTATGCTTGCAAATAAAATAATGGATCCAACTAAAAATCCTGTACCCGGAACTTCCGTAAAAATACCTAATTCCCAAGTAGCCAGTGAAGTATTAATTCAGATAGGAAAGAAATAAAATGGATTTATACAGCAGCTCTCCAACTCTTGATAGTCCTTCTCAAACTACTTTTTCTTCAGGAAGATATGTGACTCAAAAGTATAATGAATTAGAATACAAAGTGGAGTTCTTTTTGGATAATAGTGGAAACTTTGATGGTAAGCCAGAATTTAGATATCCAATTAATCCTGCAGCTATACTAAGTTTAAACATACAAGATATGTTGATGAATTGGGTAGTAGAAGGAACGATCTCGTTTTTGTATCTTCCAGACAACGCTCCTTCAGATTTAGGAACTAAAACCGGAAATTCAGCAGCCACTGCTTTATTTGGAGCAGCTACAGAAAACGGTAGAATGCTGGACAATTATCAATTCAGAGGGGACGGAACAGACAAGTTAAGAGTAATGATTGTTCCGAAGACAACAAACGAAAAAGCAGCTGGTTTAGATATAAACGAAAACGATCCAAAGTGGATATTGAGCTATATGTTTTCTGTTGCAAACATAGAAGATGTTAACGAATTGCCAGAATTGCAAGGACCCGCTGCAGCTTACATGAAATGTGTCAAGTTAACTTTTCATGACGTTAGACAACAAATTTTGACGACATCAAATATAGAATATTCCACGGCTACGAGTCCGGATGCTCAATGGAATACAAAATGTTCTAATGACGGAATATTGAAAACAGGCTTAGGAATACTTGAGATTTGGAATCAAGCTCTTGGAGATCCTGAAGACGGAGGTTGTGTTGAATTTATGCAAACCAAAGACGAGGAGCTTTGGGATGAAGGTTCAACAGAAATGTTTTATACGTCTCCAGCTGGATGGACTGCTTCTGATGATATAGAATATTTGTACAATCATCACTTAAGCAAAGAAGATCTCAAAAATAGTTTACCTCCTAACGGAACAGCTACTCTTAAAGAGCTTTGTGTAATGCATACTGCTCGTCCAAAAAGAATCATAGATTTAGAAAAAGTTTGCATTTCTCCTTTGAGTAAGTTCTTTAAAAAATCAACAGATGGAGACGGTCCTGGAGAATTACAAACAGAACATTTTTTTGTAACATCTCATACTAAAAACGAAAACGTTAATCAAAGAAGTCCAGACAAAACGTTTAAAGCTCCAATAGGAACCACAGATGATAGAGATCTAAAAACGTTTAAATACGGACAAATTATCTCATTTAGTATGTTAGATATGTCCCCAGCTACAAATTGCAAAGATTTAGCTACAACACCTGTGTACTCCATTGATATAGGAAGAAGAAAATTCAATGTAAAATTTAAAGATAATGATGTTCTTACAGCAAGAAGATTGATTGCTGAGACTTATATTACGGAACTATTTCCTAAAGGGCCTCCTGATGAAAAATTGTTCTTACCTTTGATTCACAAAACAAAACAATCCCGAAATGTATTTCCTGTATTTTCTTTAAACGGAGACGCGGATCCAGGCGGAAAAGGAGAGACGTTGCGTCAAAAAAATGGGTTAGGACAGTTGATGTACACTGGTTTGTTTCAAAACGCTTGCATTTGTTTTAAAACGTTTGGATTAACTTTGAGAGAATCTGGAACATTTATTGGTATTGACAGAACAGAAGGGTCAGAAAATACTGACTTTAATAATAAACTACACGGTCAATGGTTTGTGATCAAAGTCGATCACTGCTTTGAAGCAGGAGCGTATATGAATATGATATATGCAGTTAAAATTAGAAGATTTGAACAATCTAAACTAGTGTTTCCTTCAATATTATGAACTATAACACTAGAGTTTTACCTGAAGGAAACAAGTACGTTGGGTACGCTTTATTAAACGACGAATTGGTGTTTACTACAAAGAATTGTAGTAGCGCTCAACAAGCTTCTTTGGAGTTAGAAAAGTTCACAAAAACAAACAAGCCAACTGCATCTAATGTTAAAACAAACGTAATGGTTAATTCAAACCCTTCTACGCCTCAAGTAGCTGCTTATCGAGGAACTCTAACTAGGGGATGTTGCGGGAGAGGTTGATTATTGTAGTAAAACAATTGATCTCTTTATCCACCACAAACGCATCTAATTCCAATCCTTTTGATACAACAAGCATCATATTGGTTTTTGTTTCATTTGTAATTTGTTGAGACTCAAATATAATTTCGAATAATTGTTTTTGTAAGTTTCTATAATCTCCAGAAAAAGATTTTTCATTCTCAATTACGTCTTTTCGTATAGAAATAAGATCTTGTTTATTTAAAATTTTATCCAAAAGTTTTTTTGCATAACTAGCTGACGAATCGTTTTTTATTTGCAATGATCCTGTTATTGAAAACTTTTGAACATCGTTAATAATTCTCCGCAAATCCGGAAAGTTGCTTCTAATGTGAGCAAGAAGAAGAGGCTTTTGATCGTCTGACAACGTAATATTTTCTGCTACTAAAATCTGTTTAATTCGCTGAACAATTCCTTCAATCGGAGGTACAAGATTGATTATAGTACAACGAGATTGTATAGCTGGAATGATTTTATGTAGATAGTTACAAGTAAGAATAAACCTACAAGTAGCACTAAATTCTTCCATTACATTTCTTAAACATTTCATTGCCTCAAACGAAATAGAATCTGCTTCGTCTAATAGAACAATTTTGATATTGCCATCAAAAGACCTCGTACGAGCAAATCCAATTACCTTTGATCTAATAGTATCAATACCTGTTTCATCTGAAGCGTTTATATAAAGATAATCGCATTTAAGAATATCATTAATAATAATTTTAGACAAACTAGTTTTACCACTACCTTGAATGCCAGCAAACAACAAGTGAGGTATTTCTTGTTTTTCAGCTAAAGATTCAAAAAAAGATCTATCATCTTTAGATAATACAATATCATTAAGATTTTTCGGTCTATATTTTTCTATAAAAAGATTTTGAAAATCACTCATTTCTTGATTTTAAGCATATTTTTTATCATGTTCTGATTTGAGACCATACGAACCTTCGTACGAGCCCAAAGATTCAGCATCAAAGCTCAAATACTGGCCAATCCGAGTGCCTTTTCTAATTTTAGCTGGTCCGATGGTTACATGAAGCACCCCAGCCATTACTCCGGAGTAGCCAGAATCATACAAACCACTAGTAAGAAATAGTCCGTTCCTATTAAGAGTACTTCTTGTGATTACCCAGCCAGCTTCATTAGAACCAACAGTAATCTTATTTTCCATCACTACTTCATAATGTCCAGGTTCAAGATAAAAAACTCCTTTGTCATTCGGCATGATTTCATAAGAACCTCTGTGACGTTTATATTCATTTTCAATTTCAAATACCTCAGGAAGAATCTTAAAAACTTTTCCTAGTCGAAGATCTACAGCATTTGGCTGAATGTCTTCAGGATTGACTCCTGTTAGATCACTTTTTGTATTAGGTCCGCAAACGTGTTTCATTAAAACTCCTTTCCGATATCTTCTGAGAGAAGCTGTCTGCCAACAGAATTTTCCTTGACAGTTTGTTCTCTAACTTGCATTCCTCCTGCTTTAATGGCATTCATGTTGAGCCAATGAATCAGCTCAGCTTGTTTTTCTGTAGGAACTAAAAACGTTCCTTCGATGGTGTGTATTACTATTTGCATAATAAAATATAGTAAATTAGTATTAAAAAATATCAACACACATAATTAAAATAGTGGACGATGATTTCAGCACACTAATAGACGAGCTAAGTTCTTTTGAATTTCCTTTACAATCTCAAAAGACAACCGATTCTTCAGAATTAAAAGAAGAAGATGTAGCTCAGTACTTTTTAAATAAAACAAAAGCTCTAATCGAGTCTGGCGTGTCAGCAATACAAGACATGACTCCTTATGTAGTACAAAGCCAAGACCCAAAAGAAATTGCAGCGTTAGCAGAATTAATGTCTGCAACTACTCAAGCTCTTGACACTTTGAACAAAACTACTCTTGTAGATAAAAAGGCAAACAGAGACGAAGAGTTAGAGCACATTAGAATACAAGGTCGCAAAGAATTAGCTGAAATGTCAGAAAAAACCAAAAGTATAACAAATCAATTAAACGTAGTTGTCACGTCGAGAGAAGAAATAATGAATAAACTTTTTCCAAAAAACGAGCAGCAATTTGTTCTTGAGGATAAATAATCGATATGTCTGTTTGTAATTTGACAAAAAACATTCCTAGCAATCAGTGCATTGGAGATTCTCTTCGCGTTATAAATAATAATTTTGCATCATTGGATACAAGTGTTTGCAATATTCCACTGGTTGTAGGAGACAATAATGTCGTCATCTCTTCTGGTTCTGATCAATATCAAAGACCAGTTACTCAGATTTCAACAGAAACTCCAATTACATATCAAACGGATTTTACTTACAAATCCTCAGTCGTTACAAAGTCTGATATTGGATTAGACGATGACACAACTTGCAGTGGTTATGTATTTCCTTATTCCAAAAATTGGTATGTGACGAGACCGTTTGGTTCGTTTGAAACTATTTCCACTGGATCCGGATATCCTCAAGTCACTCTTTATTGGATGACATCATCTGACAATGCCTCAACTGTTTTTGCTACAAATAGTGCTACCGCAACTTCTCGTATTGATTTTAATGACTCAATTACTGCTTTGTATAAAGAAGAAAATACTTTGTATATCGGAGGGTCATTCACTTCAATAAACGGAGTAGATACAAATAAATTTGCAGTCATGGATCTTCAAAGTGGGGTTTACAATACTACTTTTGGATTTTGTGGAACATTAATGTATAACCCTCTTAGTGGGGCTTTGAGAAATTTAGGAACAACAGGATCCGTAGATTGCATTCTCAAACAAACTATTAATATTTCTCCGTTGTTAATAATTGGAGGAAGTTTTCATTCCGAAACTCTTGGAAGAGGGTTGGTAATTTATGATGAAACATTAGATTTGTTTTATTCCTTTTATGTAAACGGTTCGGTACACAACATGTATATAGCTGGTACGGAATTGTTTATAGTGGGAAACTTTGATTATATCAACTATGGAGCTTTCGCTGCTACGGAAACATCTAAACAAAGAGTGTATTGTAACGGCATAACAAAAATTGCTTTACAAACTTTATTGGCTTCTCCGTTTTTTGCGATTGATACTAATTTTTGTGAAAATATCGTTAAAACGTTTGCTTCTCCCACAAAAGTATATTGTGTAGCAGAACAAAATGGTTACCTGTATGTGGGAGGAGACTTTAAAGTAGTAAATGAAGATGGGGAAATCATTAGTCAAAACATTGCTGTGTTTGAAACTCAAACAGGAACATACAATGCAAATTGGCTTTATATTTTTAATCGACCTGTTTTAACAATGTATATAGACAACCCTGCTTCTATTTTATACATTGGAGGGGAATTTACAACTTTAATTTCTCACAGAGAATTGTATACATTAAAACGACAAATTTCAGAACAAGATACGTATTCCCGGGCCGTGGCGTTTAGCTTAAAACTTCCTCAGCTTCCTGGTTTAATTACTTTGTGGAGACCAAGATTTAATAACGCTGTCAGCAAATTTATAGCAAGTGATTCTGAAGTTACAAGCGAATTATATGCAATGGGCCAATTTACAGAACTCAATGATAATTCTGTAGGTTATATTGCTGCAGTCACAAAAGCAACAGAATTTGTTACATTTGGTTCGTCTGGCAGATTTATTCCTTGGAATTTATATTTGTCCACAGCTCCAACTAAATTTACAAATGCATTATTCAAAACACCCGGAGAGCTTATGTCTACTCTTTTTGTGGGAGGAAACTTTACTTCTGTAAATGGTGAAGAGAGACGATATTTAGCTAACGTTGCTGGTGTAGGACAAAATATTGAACCATATTCCCCATCAACTGTTGCGTTTGATGTTGGAGGGCACGTTGCTAGCCAAAATCAACATCTAAAACTTAATTTTGAAACAGGAGTTAGACAAGTTGCTGAAACCGGACCGTATGGAAAAGCAAATAAAGTTACTCTTCCTCCAATAGTGGATGGATTCAAGGGATTGACAAAAAACCAACTTTGTAGGTTCTACATTAGAAGGCCCGGAAATGCTCCTCAAATTGGAACACTGCCTTCAACGGATGATTTATACAGAGAGGAAATTTATGTTCTTGGCTGGTCTGTAAATTTTGATTCCCAAAAAGACATTTAATCGAAGAAATATAAATAAGCCAAGATAAATATAAAACATATGCCTTCTTTAACTTTAAACGGTATTCCCATCTCCGACGAACAATGCATAGGAGATTCTTTAGAGATTATCAATAATGCTTTTCTTAGTTTGTCAGGAAATTTATCTTTGACCGATGGGAGTTTAGCAGGCCTTACTAGCTTAGTAAATACGCTATCAACTACAAATTTAACTGTTGCAACTACTTCTGGGTTTGTTCTGCAGCCAATTCATAAAAACAGCATTATTTTATGCAATAATGCTTCTCAGCTTACTGTTACTAAAACAGGAACGTTTGTAAACGGACATAAGACTTACTTCGTTCAGGTTAATGCTGGAAAAGTTGTGTTTGATACTTTTAACAGCCTTAACGGAAACTCAGCAATCAAAGGACGTTACGGAGTTGTTACTGCTCGCTATGCAGGAAGTTACGGATGGATTCTGGACGGAGACTTAAAACCAGCAGTTGAACCTCCAACATATTTGACTTTAACTTCTAACGCAAATGGAGTTGAAGATATTAATAACAGCATCTCTTTAATGGGACCTCCCGCTGATACTTTATTTTATTATAATACTCCTAATACTTCTAATATTCCAGCAACGATGGATATTTTTGTAAATGGGTTTTATAGAACAACTATCGACTTTGAAGAAGATCGTTTAGGCACCACTTTCGGCTATTCCATAGCTGGAGGTTCGTTGACTAGTCCGCAAGTTACCGGCAAATTTATTAATGGAAGACTTGACTTTAATATTGAAGGAGGCAATCCTGTCTTTAAAAACTTAACAGCGACTATTGCTCCTGGTTCTGAGGATCCAACAAGCAGCGGAAAAGTTGCAATAACCGGAAACAAGCAAGATACTGTTTACTATTATGCTTCTCCTTCCAAATCTATGCTTCCTTCTTACATGGACATCTATGTTAACGGATTTTATAGAACGACTGTAGACTTTCAAATGGACCGCGTCGGAACTCCGTTTGGCTATAAATTACAAGAGTTTGTAGGAGGGTCTCAAGTTTCAGGAACATTTAAAGACTCACAAGATGTATATTTTGTAATCCCTGGAGCTTTAGTTCCCGAACCTATTGAAATTGTAGGAAGTCCAACACCTGGAACATCAAATGATCCTATGAAGTTATCTATAACTTCTGTAACCCCAAGTTACACAGATCTTTTGGCTGCATTTCCTTGGCCTGGACAATCTACTCAACCATTAACAATGGACGTGTGGGTAGACAGCGTTCGCAGAGTTACTGTTGATTATACAGCTGATAGAATTGGAGATAAATTCTGGTATCGTTTAGCTGGAGTGTCCGGTCCTTCTTATCAAGCAGAAGGCGTTTTCCCAGCTGGTGTAACTGGCGTTCCAACAAACGTTTATCTTACAATAGGAGGAGCTCCCACACTTCCCACTCCAACCCCAAGACCAACAAACGTACCAACTGCTACACCAAAGCCTTCTCCAACTCCACCCCCAACTCCTACTCTACTTCCAACCACTCCGACTTTGTTCTATTTAACAGCCAAACCGGGCGTACAAGGGGGAACTGACGATGAAGTTAATGCAATCAACATCAGGAGCACGGTTGTAAACAACGATTACAACGATACAATTTCTTATCGTACATTGGATTTAACAAACATGATTCCAGCAGACCCAATGGACATTTATGTTAATGGTACTCACCGCACTACAGTTGACTTTCCTCTAGGCAGAGTTGGCACTTCATTTACTTACAAGCTTGCTAATACAAACTTTAGTGGAAATAGCATTTTCAGTCCAGGTCGAGTAGACGTAGTAGTTCCTTTAACTCCTGCTGCTACTCCTACGCCTTTCCCAACAGGCACTCCACCACCCACTCCTGTATTAAATTCATATGCGTTTACAGTAAGAGCTGCAACTCTTGATGAAGGAAACTACTATGGAGATGCTGCTCCAGGTTCTGTAAACTTAACTGGAGCTTCTCAATCTGATGCTATTTCAATAACTTCATTCTATATTAACGATAGACTGTTTGGTAGCAATCCAACTGGAGCTTTATTAAACTCTCCGGGCTTAATTTACGTTAATGTTAATGGTACATTAAGATCCGTAATCAATTACGATAAGATCAGAGAAGGCACTACATTTGGATATAGCTTGAACAATATAGCTACAGCACAAGCAACTGGTACGTTTACAGACGGATCTACTGTTAGTTTAACGATCTAAAACGTTATTGTTGTTCTGATTTTTCTGAATAAATAATAATGTGGCTATTAAGATACAAAACCTTAAAAACATTGCAGACCAATTTGCGGTTAAGCAATATGTTTTTAAAGATTTGCATTTAGATTTTGCTAAAGAATATAATTACGATCAATCGTCTCATACTAAAATTAGTACAAACGATTTGCAAGTAGATTACGATTTAAAAGCAATAACTAATTCTCTTAAAAACCTTTTTAATACTCGTCCGGGCCAACGCTTTTTATTTCCAAAATACGGGTTAGATCTTAATCAATTTTTATTTGAGCCAATTACACGAGTGAACGCTCAAGCAATTGGTGAAAGCATCGTACGTTCAGTAGACGAATTTGAGCCAAGAGTTCAAATAACTAATTGCAAGGTTACTCCAGTGCCTGATGATAACGAGTACTTCATTCAGTTGTCTATGGAATTTCCAATATTTAACACTCAATTTACGTTGGATGGGACATTAAATACTACAGCTCAGACATTTATAGTCGCTGACACTTCTCGCACAAGATGATTAAAACAAATACAAATCCAGTAGATTACAGCACGATTCCAAAAAATAGTTATGCTGCATTTGACGCCATTTCTTTGCGCAATCTTATTATAGAACGTTTAAATGATAAAAACATTTTTACGGATCAAAATTATATAGGATCTAACTTAGCTTCAGTAATTGATATTGTGTCGTTTACGTTCAATACTTTAATGTTTTATTTGAACCGTACTAGCACTGAGTCAATGTTTACAGAGGCTCAGTTATACGAAAACATCAATCGCATTGTTAAATTATTAGATTATAAACCAATTGGATACCAAACTTCTACTTTAGCTTTTCAGGTTTCCGCTAGCCCTGAAATGCAAAATTACGGTAACTTTTTTACTATTCCCCGTTACTCTTATATAACAGTGGGCAGTGTTCCGTTTTCGTTTAACGAAGATATATCATTCTCAGTTCCTAGTGGACTGACGGCTCCAATTAACTTGACAAACATATCTAATACAAAACTTTTGTATCAAGGAGTTTTTAAAGAAAGTCCTATTTTTGCTTCTACGGGTTCACTGAACGAAACGTTTGTTTTAAATTCTCCGAACGCTTCTACTGATCACTTCA